GCCAGTGTGGACAGGCCTGTGACGGCTAGAGTACTGGATAGGGCAGTGGAACCAGTGACGCTCAGGGTGCCGCCAATGGACGTGTTGCCAGACGCAGCAATGCCACCGCTCAGGAACAAATCCTGAAAGCGGTTAGTGACAGAACCAAGGTCCACCGTGTCATTGACCTCAGGGAAGATGACGTTGCTGGTCTGGACCTGCACAAGCTCACGCCACACAGCTGCGCCAGACGTATTGCCCACGCAGATGAAAATACGGCCTGTGGTGGTGTTTTCCCAGATGCTACCGGAGGCATAGCCTTGGGTGCTATCGTCCGTAACCAGAGGGTTGGTGGTAGCTGTGGTGTTGTTCCGACCACCCACACCGCCATGTACTGCAGGCAGGTATCCCGCCACAGAGGTGGTTAGGCTAATCTTGGGGGCGTTCCCAGACGTGCCGTCATGTGCATGGCCTGTAGAGCCGTTAAATGCCGCAGACAGCTGGTTGAATTCAGCGTTAAGCGGCGGGGCCGTGATCTCAGCGCCGTTGATGATGTCGGCAATAGATTGGCGTGTATAGCCTGCCATTTAACGTCTCCCTGCAACGGAATATTCAAAAACGATCCCTTGGATGGAATAGGGATCAAACTGGCCCACAGTCACGAATGTGGCGCGAATGGAAAAACCGGAGCCTTGGATGTCTGTGGTCATAATTGGCTTAGAGTTACCGCCGTAGAGGACATTCGCCCCTGCATAGGTGACGCCGTCCCCGCCGAAGATGGTGGGACCGCCAGTACTGTCCTGCGTATATGTCGAAGGACGTGTTGTGGTGTTGTCGCCCCAGTCATAGGCAATTGCCAAGTTCATCTCTAGCGGACCTTCCGCACGGACAAAGGTGTTGACCTTGCGCATGACTTTGCGGACTTCAGTGTCGCCAAAGTCAAGGTATGGGGTGGCATAGATGGCTACGATATCATCACCGGCAAAGCTGGTGCCTTGCTCTTGGCGGTACACCCGGCCATTGTAATCACCATGCAAAACGAATTCTTCGCGTCCGATATACTCGGATGTGCAGCATGAGGCGCGGATGCCCAGTGTGGAGCCAAAGTCCCAACCAATCTGGTTCTCGCGTTCAGTGAGGCCTCCGATGACCCCCTCAGCACTCTGTACGCCGACACTGTCATCACCAAAGAAATACCGCACCTGAGACTTCTTGCGGATGACCACACCGTTGAGGGTATCCATATCGTAGGTGGCAATGGCGTCCACCAAGGCACCCTGAATGGCCTTGGAGATGGTCTCTAGTTCCACGTCACCGATACGGCTTGTACCAGCCACAGGGCGAAGCCCGTCAGGGGCAAGGAATAACAGGTCGCCGCCGATCTCTAGAACACTATCCGCAGCCACACAGCCTACGTTGGCGGTCACCTGATCAATGATGAATGCTGACGTGATGTCTGGGGAAATCTTCTTGATGCTGTTATTACCGAAGACGAAGAGGTTATCTCGGAATGGCTTGATCTGGACAACCCTAAAGCCTGCTGCGATCTGACCGGCACCGGCAGCTGCGGTAAATGTCAGGGGGTCGCCGGGGGCGGAATGTGCGACGGTGGACTGTGCTGTACGGTCCCCGGACAAGAAGACGTGGTTGCGGAAGACATCCACCAAAGAGGGTGCATTCAGAACCTGATCACCGCCGGGGCTACCAGAACCACCAGTGTTGCTGCTCGACAGGCTATACCAGTTGGTGCCATCAAAGACTGAGGCGTTGTTGACCCCATCCACAAAGATGATCTGGGAACCGCCACCGAAATCGAACTGGGCATGACGTACTTTGTTCACCACACGAACACCGTCTGTGGTGTCTAAGGTGAAGCCGGTGGCCATTTGCTGCCAGCCGACCAGAGGTACATGCTTCCACAAACTATATGTGTTGGACCCGACATTCTTACGGGCTGCAATCACATAGGGGTTACCCAGATGTTCGTTACGATAGAAGGCCAGCCCTAGGACCTTGCCCTCTGCAGATGAACCACCAACCTCTCCATAATCCGCGTCATACAGCCCATAGCCTTCGATCCGGCGATAACCACCAAACAAGGATGGCTCATAGTTGACCAGCCGGGTAGCAGATCCTGGGCGGTTGTCTGACAGGTCGAGGTGGTTCTCGTTACTGTTCAAACCCCCTGCACTAATCAGCTTGTAGGACTCAATGCGATCTACCATCAGAAGTTTACCCGGCGATCACGGATGCTCTCGTAGTTGTTGATGTAGATGCTCTGCATGTCCTTGATACCCTTCTCAAAGGACATGTAGGCTACCTGCGCTGCCTCAAGATTGTCCTTGAAAAGGTAGAGGTGATATAAAGCGCCATCGACAATCACGGTGTCGAAGGACTCAGGGATGCGGGTGCGGTCTCCAGCAAAAGTGAGATCGGCATAGTTCAAGAAATACCGGAAGCGGACGCTGTAGGCTGCGTTAGGCGAGGGGGTAACACCAAAGCCATTTCCATGGCCGTCAAAGACCATCTCAGGCACACCACGGCCTGCAGGGCCTGCCTCGTTGTCTGCATCACGATGGCTACGATACCATTCATCTCGCTCCAAATAGCGCAGGGTCTTGAAGCCTACATTCAAACCATCGTTCTTCAGGATCTGGAACGAGTTGTAGTCAGAGATTTTGAAAAAGGCAGGCCAGCTATATTCAGTCTGACCTGCCACAAGCAGTTGGGTATGTTCTGCAGCGTTGAAGGGCCACTCAAACTCAGCCTGATTGATGCGGGCGATGCTGTCCTTCACCGCATCCTTCACCAGTGCCTGAATACCACGAACGCCGCTGAAACCATCAGCAGCGATCTCCACCTCGTTCAGGCGACGTATAGTCTTGTTGCACAGGTCAATGTAGGTGCTGGGCATGAGTAATCCTCTAGGAGAGGGAAGGGGGCCAGCCCTAAGACCAGCCCCCAGCCATTATCAGGCGAGGTTCACAGCAGCGGTGAACAGTGCTTCCGAACGCAGGATCTTGCGGCCATACAGCTGCATGCCGCGTACAATGTCTGCAAAGGTGTCGGGCGAACGGAACGATTCCGTCTTTGCGATCTGCTCTGCAGTTGCGACAGCCGAGTCATGGCCTGCGACGATGATACCAAAGTTCGTTTCCGAACCGGTCGAG